CACAGTTAAATGACTTTTTTGCACCACGAACTAAAGAGTTGGTTGGGGTGGAAAGAGGATTGAAACAGACTAAAGAGCGTATTCAACTCTGCGAATCGCTGGTAGCAAAACAAGATGGATCAATTGTGCAACAGTTAAAGTTGTAATTGATTCAGCCATGAAAAAAGCCAACTGATCGTAGTTGGCTTTTTTATTAAGGGTTCTTATCAAATTACTCTTAGAACAGTCGATTCGAGACTGAATTATGCATAGATGTCTAAAAAGTTTTTAAAGATTTGATGGCCATGTTGACTCAAAATGGATTCAGGATGGAATTGCACGCCTTCAACAGGAAGTGTCTTATGTTTAACGCCCATAATTTCTTCCATTGAGCCATCTGCTTCATTAGTCCAGCATGTTACTTCAAGGCAGTCAGGTAGCGTTTCCTGATCAATGACCAACGAGTGATAACGAGTTGCCGAGAATGGGCTAGGCAGATTAATGAAAATACCCTTATTGCTGTGGTACATATCAGATAAACGTCCGTGCATCACCGTTTTGGCTCTTACAATTTTTCCGCCAAAAGCTTGCCCGATACTTTGATGTCCTAAACACACGCCAAGCAATGGAATTTTTCCGGCAAAGTGATTAATTGCAGGAATTGAAATACCAGCTTCACTTGGAGAGCAAGGACCAGGACCAATCACGAGGTATTTAGGTTGCCATCGTTCAATATCCTCTAATGTGACTTGATCATTGCGAACTACTTTTACTTCCTGATTCAACTCGCCAAAATACTGGACGATGTTGTAGGTAAAAGAGTCGTAATTGTCGATCATTAGAAGCATTTTAGATTCAACTCACTAATATATAAAGGGATTTTATTTTGGGGTGATTTTGATACTCAATTTGGTACTCAATATTGAAAAAGTACCTATCTCATTGTATAAAATAAAGCCACCTCAATAGGTGGCTACTTTACCAGATTCTTTTGTGTCTGTAACGACAGATTGCACGTAGGACAATAACCAAAAACTTTTTCGCCCATCCTTGTATGGCCTTTGGTATCTGCCTTCACGAATCCGAGCGTCTAGAGTTTCAGGTTCGATATTGAGCATGTGTGCAAATTCTTCACGACCAACTCGGCGTTCTTCTTTTGACTGAGCAATACGTTCAGCTACAGCAACAATCTTTTCTAGAATGCTAGCCTCTATTTTAACTATTTGTCCCATTTACTCCTCCTTACTTTCCGCTTTTCTAAAATCAGTGCCTTCTGGATCTATCCCAAAATATTCACAAATTTCTGTAGCTTTTGTCGCACCTGGCCCATGTCTGGAGACATGAACCCAATTCAAAACGTACTTTGGCTTTTTACTATTCATGAGAGCCATTAGATAAAGTTGCTCAAAATCGAGACTACTCATTCTTCACCAACCCTTTCAATCACTGTTTGGATTGCTTTCAAAGTCATGTCTTGATCAACTGGATTCATCAAAAGTGTTGTGATGTGCCAGCACTTAGTTTGATATTTTTGTGCATCTGCTTTGTGAGCTTTACAACGACGATCCAATTCTTCATTAAACAGAAGTAACTCTGCATGTTCTTGCTGAAGCTGCTCAAGTGTCATGTGCATATAGTCACTCATCCCTCAGCTCCTGATTCAATATCCAACTTCATTGCACCTTCATCTGGATATTCGGTCATCCAAAAGTAATAGCCTTTTCCACTGTGGCCATCTTCAAAGAATTTAATTGTTAGTTCAGTATCAAGTTGATCTAAATCTGTCTCACCATCTGGATTTACAAATTCGAGAAGGCTTTTTAGTTGATGACCGCTAAGTGTTATGCTCATTGTTCAGCTCCCGATACGTTTGGCACACTATGAAAATGCATCCAATGTGAAGGTGGATCATTTTGATAGTTTGCCCATACACTATTTAAATCTTCATCAATAGTCATATAGTCTTGTTCGGGGGTAACATCAGGTGCATCAGCCCAACAAATAAGTACCATTATGTCAGTTGGCGGCCATTCATCATCCACGCTGATCCAAGTCGGCAACACCTGAGCACTGGCGTCATTCCATGCGGCATCCCAAATCAACCAAGCTTCATAACAAGGACTAGTTGGTAAATATCTGTGTCCTGTTAGTGCCTCTTGTCTATCTAGTTGACGTTTTAAACTTTCATAACTGCAATTACATTCTTTGGCATAAAATCTTTCAAAAGCTTCTCTTTTTTTATTTAGATCAATCATTACCTAAGCCCTCAAATATTCTTCTTTAGTCCACTCAACAAACTCTTTATAAAGTTGTTGAGCGGGTTTGTTTAATCGGTTGTGATAGTCGATTGTTATTCGCCGCCAAGCGACTGGTACCGCATAATGTTTGGTTAGAAACATTGCTTGGTCCATGCCTTGCCGGACTATTACGTAGCCCAGCAATTGCAAGTAGTACATAAAACCAAGCATGTGTTTTTGGCTCACTTTCTTGTACTGATCTTTCATGTTAGAAACCGTCCACTAATAAATAATCAGGGGTAGATTCTTGTTGAGTAGGTGTAGGATTCTCTAATTCATAGCGGCGTTTTCTCACATACCCCATTAGCTTCGGTTGAATCTGCGGATCTCGTGCAGCCACGTCTATTTCCAAAGCATCTAGCGTTGTAAGGTCTGGTGCAGTTTGGATTTGAACCATTAAAGAGGGTGGCTCATTAGCAGATGCCTTTTCTTTTTCTAGCTCTTCAAGACGTTTGTGAGTGGCGAGAAGGATAGGCTTCATTTGTTCGTCATCCCATGTGCGGGTATAACGATAAACCGCATTTACTTCATCTGGTGTTTTTGAGTCTTTTACACGCTGTAGAAGAGTATCTAGGGTTTGCTGATACTCATTGTTTTTTTCTTGCTCAGGTGTAGGCTGAGTTAAAAAATCTTCAGGTGAAGACACATAAGGTTGTTCTGTAATAACAATCGCACTATCTAAAGCTGATCCTATATTTTCTGAAATATCTTCGGATTGCACCAATGAGTCTTCAGAAGTAGTTACATTTGTTTGCTCAGTAATAACAATTGTAGGTTGTTTAACTTCATCAACAATTTCAGAAGTCTTTTCTACAACTACTGTCTGTGCACCTTTTGATTTCTTAGCACGCTGTTTCTTTGGTTCGTCACCTAGGCGAATAACACTAAAATCGTCACTAACTTCAAAACCTAACGCTTTAGATAGTGCTTTTAATTGAAGCTTAGCGTTTTCTGCATCACGTTGAACAAAGCCGCTATTAATAGATTCAATTAATGCGGTGGTTCTAAAATTCACGACGTAAATAGAAGGCGAATATGTAGTAATTACAAAAACATCCTGTCCTTCCTCATATTCATCAATAGTTAATGGCTTTGTGAATGTAATGCCAGCCAGCTCAATAGTTTCGATTTTGATGCAGAATTCAAAACCCGGTTTACCAAAAACAGAAGCGGGGAATTGATCTAAATCGGCAAAGTCCAACATGTCTCCGGCTGGACGACATAGAACAGTTTTACCGTTTTGAAGAGCTGCAAATGCTTCAGCTGCAGTTAGTAAGTTAGACATAAATAGCTCTCCTTTTAGTGATGTAACGACTGTTGTTGTTGAACTTGCTGAGGATTGTTTTTAGGCGCCCAACCCATCTGATCGGCACGTGCTTGGCATGCTCTATTGATACCTGCCTCATACGTAGTACCTTTAAACTTCTTAATGGCAGCATTTAAAATGTTAGTGTCTGGAGCATCTTTAATTGCTTTTAAAGCATCTTGATATAGTTGATCCTGAGTACGAGGTGGCTTCTGGTTACCACTCTGAGCAGTTGTCTGGTTATTCTGGTTTGAATTTTGACCTGCTGGGGTTGAGGCATTTTGCTCTAGATATGCATAGTCATAGTTATATAGATATTTACTTCCATCAAAGTTACCGAGGTAAACATCAGCTGCCACACCAATAGCTTTAAACGCTACACCAAGAGCATCAGTAACGGCCTTTTTATAACCTTCATCAATCGCTACTAATTTGCCTTTTTGAACTTCAACAATTGCTGAACCGCCGTTGCCGAAAAATTCCTCACCCCAAACACCATCAATCTTGGTTTTTACTGCTACTTCAGCAAAAGCCATAATGGTTCCATCTGGCGCAGTTTCGGACCACAAACGCACATGTCTATAAGTCCAGCCATGACCAACAGGTCCAAAGGCCTGAGTCATAGCCATTAATCGCCATTGAGGGTTAATATCTGATTTACCTTTTAAATAACCAAACTCAATTTTTTTAAGAAAATTGGTAGGCGTTTGCTTAACTGCATTCCAGATATGTAAGTTGTCTTTTGAGTTTTCAGTTGTCATTTTTCTTATCCTCATCTAGAGCCGGTGAAGCCGCGTTTTTGCTTGTAAGCTTTGCGGACATAAGTAGGGATGTTTGTTTCACGCAGTTTTATAGCGAGCTGCTTTCTGCGCTGAAAATCGATTTCTTGGGTGAGTTCATTCCAAACTTTTGGATAAGAAGTTTGGAACCTGAACACATTTAAAGGCGTCTTAACTCCGTCTTTAACTTTGTAAAGAACTGAGCCATTAGCATTAGATGCGTACACTTGCCAGCCAATACGAACAGAGTAGAGGCCCTTATCATCACGGCCTAAAAATGACTTGTAGCCGTCGGGGTGCTTTTTGAAATGAGTCATCTTTAAGCCTCCACCAACTTGTTACGTTCGATGAAGCCTTTTAGAAGGTCATTGATGTTGCGGATGTCTTCAAATTCGGTGAAATCGTTATATGACTTACCGTTAATGTCAGTGATTTCATTCACAGTGAGTTGGGTAATATCAACAGCGGTAAATTCAGAACCCGGAACACCGTAACTGTCAGGATGAGCTTCAAAATCAAAGCTAACGTTTAAACGGAAGCTATCTAATTTGATGACAGCAACGCCAGAATGTTTACCTGTGATTTTCGCGGTTAAAACACCGTAAGTACTTGGTTGAGTTTTAGGTGTAAAAAGAGTAGGTGCTTCTTTTGTTTGGAAAGCTGGCTGCAATTGGCAAGCAACTAAAGAACCACCAGAGATTGCAAGAGCAGCCATGCTGACAAATGCAAATGAGTTGAAAGGGGTAGCTTTTACGTTCATAATTGATCTCGCATATAGCAAAGCACATCGGACCTGGGGAGGGCGGTGTGCTTTTTTGTTATCTGGTGAAAATTATTAAACCTTAGATTTAATTTTGATGCAATAGATATTTAAACCTAAGATTGAATTTATTTTAAATTTTAGATTTAATAGACAAAAGAAAACCCACCGTGGTGGTGGGTTGGTCGCTGATTTAACCTGACAAAGGTATTTTTATGAAATTAGATCAGATACTAAATATGCAAATGTTTATTAGCATGGTAACAATACTTGTGAATATTGCCATTTGGTTCACATTTTAAAGAGAGTTCTTATGTGTGAAATAAAGTTGACGAGAGCTGGTCTGTTAATTAGCTTAATACCTCTAATCACCTCAATTGCTTTACTTGTTAAGAGGGTGCTACTGGTGGATATGTCATGAAAATCAAAAACAAACGTATAGTAAATTTTGTGCTTAGTTTTATCTCAATGTGCTCTGTTATCGTTACTCTCATTTTAGTATTGCAACAACACCAGTGACTGCAGCAATTAAGGCCAGCAGCACCCCAACATAAGCAGTCCAATGCGGTTTGCTGGATTTTTTAATCTGTCTTGATGTCAATTCATAGCTTATAGCTTGTAGAAGTGGTGCTGGGATAATTCCGCTTCGGCCTTCACCGCTTAAAAGCATCATTAACTCGTCATCTGAAAGTTGCTTGATTTCTTCTAGCGTTAATTTAACTTTGGGAGGCCTATATTTTTTAGCGGAATCAGGAATAACTACTTTAGGTATCTTATACATATATTCTCTACCGATATGGTTTAAAGCACTGTGTCGGGTCACGGTTTCAATTAAACAAAAAGCTGAATCCGCTTAAATTCTTTATTAGCCTCAATATGACTTCTATAAAATTTATCTTTATCTTCTGAATCAACAAACTCTTTGAATGTGGTTGCTTCAAGAAGTCTGTAAATAAACCTTTCACCTGTTCTAAGCACTACCGTCAACAAGAAGTGTTGATAAAGAACATGGCTGATATTACGGGAGTTAACTTCAATTTTTTGCATATTGTGGATTCCACTTCATTTCCTAATATTCCTCCAACCCTAAACTAATCTTTTTTATTAAATTTCCTGCTGCCCTGAAAACTCAATTCTTGAAATGAAATCAATAGGCAAGGCCAGCTTTTCACCAACAATAGTTTCGAAGTGAATCCATATACCTGCAGCTTCATTTTCAAAATTCACACTGATTATCTTTACTAAGTTGTAAGGCTCCGCAGCCCCCATCATGATGATATTGAAGCGGTGATCTTCACGAACATAAGAAATAAGCATCTGATGAATTGCCATTTGTTCAGTGCTTGTTAGATGCCTGTATTCGTAAAGTTCTGGTGGCATATATTTTTTATTCATTACGAATCTTACCTCATCAACTTCTTCTTATTTACCTTTTCAAGTGCTGTACTTTTCTAGAAAATCATCAACCCAGCCTTGCGCTTGCTCCAAATTACTTATATCTGATAGTTTTAAATTAGTACCTTCAGCTTCATTAAATCCTTCGATTATAGCCTCAAAGATATTTGCTTCATTAATGACCTCACATGCCATTTCAGTAGCGTCATAACTTTGCTTGGCTTTTTTAAGTGAGGCTATTTGTTTTTCAATACCTTCGCCAATTTTACCTAATGCTAATTTGAACTCTTGGCGATTAATCGTTAGCGCAGTTTTGGATTTATTAAGTGTTGCGATCATAATACCCTCTTTTCTTTAAAAATTAATTACTTAGCTCGCCTAAATTTCACCATCATAAGAATGAGAAACATATTTACCAATGATGCCAATATGCTCCAAGTCTTGCGGCTCAACGATCTCTCTTTCATAGCTAGGATTATCACTATCAATAATCAAGGCTCCGTCATATCTACGAGATAATCTTTTGATTTTTAGTTCATCACCATACCTGATTGCATACACCTTTCTGTTCTGAACTTGCTCTAGTCTATTAACAGACTTGTCGATAATTACAACGCTGCCGCTTGGTATCCTTGGTTCCATACTGTCACCATCAACATCCACTTCTACAAGATTTTTAGGTGAAACTTTTTTCTTATGAAACCACTCCATGCGTTGTGCGCATCCCGTCATCCTGGTTGTTGGCTCAAATTCAACCAGTCGGCCATTACCTGCGGAAAACTTGACGTCTACATGCGGAATAATCATAAAAGAATTAGGATCGAGGTCATCCGGTGCTTCCCATGCCATAACTGGCCTATATGCATCAGCATTCTCAGGATTGTCAGCCAACTCGATCATTGATCCAGAACCATCTAGCAACCATCCGGCACTTACTCCAGTTAAAGCCGCTAGCTCTTTCAGGGTTTCCTTACCAATTTTCCCCTTTTTCCAGTTAGATGCAGCTTGAGCTGATAGTCCCAATTTGAGAGATGCTGCTGACCATTTTAGATTTGCATAATCAAGTGCTGCTTGGATGCGTTCAGCTATAGATTCCATAATCATTAATAAAATAAACCTTTGGTTTAAAATTCTATTGGAAATTTAAAAAAATAGAAGCAATCATGGATTGTATTAAAATTAAACCTATGATTTAATTTTGGTGAAATCAATTAAAAGGGAGATTTAACTTTGAATCCCATTAAATATGCTTTTGATGCTGTTGGTGGTCGATCTAAAGCAGCAGCGTTACTAAACCGTACATACATGGCCATGAGCAAGATGGAAAAACGAGGGGTATTACCAAGAACTGAATATACGGGCGAAACCAAATATGCCCAGATACTTGCAATTAATAGCGGTGGAAAGTTTACGGCTGAATGGCTACTTGAGAATGCTAAGCCAGAGTCGTCTATAGCATAACTGACCTCATGAACAAATATCAGTTTAGGAACAACCATGACCAAACAAAAGCCAAGTGCAAAAAAGACGGTGTGCATGCCGACACATTTATCTGAGCCTGTAGCTGAGCATGTGGCAAGGGAAGCATATGAACGAGGCTGGTCTAACAGCCAGTATTTAAGATGGTTAGCCATTCTGGATATGAAGCGTTGTGAAGATGACAAGAATCTTATGTCACAGGTATCTGGAATACCCAGAGAACGTTTTGATTTATATGAACAAAGAAAACAATCCGTTCGGAGAGAACGCAATAAAAAAGCCTGATGGTCAAGATCAGGCTTCTTAATTCACAAATTTAGGAACCCATGAATATGCAAACTAATTTATCAAATCAAACGTCCAAACACAACTTACAAGAGTTTTTAGTGGGTGATGTAGTGGTACTTACTGAAGAGTGCCGTAGTTTTAAATCAAATGATTTGTTTGAAGTCAAAAATAAAACCTTGACTAGTTTATGGACCATCAAATCAGAGAATCATTTGATTCTGGTTTCTTCAAAAGAAATCCGCACAGCAACAGTTGCTGAACTTAATGCCAAACGCCGACTAACAAGCGCTGAGCAAGCATTAGCGGAGGTGTCATGAGTACCTCTGAACAACAACAAAAGAATATTCAATCCTGGCATGAACCAGCATTAAGAACTTTGTCTGGTTTGTTGAAAAAACGAAAGGAAAATTTAGCTCGTCAAAACCGTGATGTAAATAACGCTGCCGTAACACGTGATGAGTTTATGCAAGCTTTGGTGGATCAACACGGAAAGCATGGTCTTTATCTGGTCCATGCTGGTCAAATCATTTCAAGTTTATATCGGGCTAAACGGATCCGTTATTTGGGCAGCACTTTTATTCAGATGAATGAAGGCGGTGAAGCATGAATACATTTGTTGATGCTACACGTTCTTTCAGAACTCAGTTTGATCTGAATTTCTCGGAAAAAATCATTGTTGATTTCTTTGCGGGCGGCGGTGGTGCAAGCACTGGTTTAGAAATGGGCTTAAACAGACCTGTTTATGTTGCTGTAAATCATAACCCTAAAGCTATTTCTATGCATGAAGCTAATCACCCCCATGCTAAGCATTATGTTCAAGATGTATTCGCAGTAGATCCAGTTGAAATATGCGATGGCTATCAAGTGGGTTGGTTTCATGCAAGCCCAGACTGTACACATCACTCGCAAGCCGCTGGTGGTCAACCACGTAAAAAAGAAATACGCGACCTTTCATGGGTGGTTCTTAAGTTCGCAGGCAAGGTTAAGCCCGACGTTATTAGTTTGGAAAATGTTGAGCAGATCCTTAATTGGGGTCCACTTATTGCTAAACGCGACAAGGTCACTGGACGTGTTATTACTTTAGAAAAAATCGAAGTGAACGGTAAAAAGGTGCATCGAGTTGCAGAACCTGGTGAACATGTACCAAGAAATAATCAGTTCTTAGTGCCAGATCCAAGAAAGAAGGGTAAAACTTGGCGCCACTTTGTGCGTAGTCTTCAACGACTTGGTTATGTTGTGGAATGGAAAAAGATTATAGCTGCTGACTATAGCGCTCCAACAATACGTAAACGTTTGTTCATGGTTGCACGTTGTGATGGACAATCAATCGTTTGGCCAGAAGCTACGCATGCAAAAAAACCTAAACGTGGTCAGAAAAAATGGCGTGAAGCAGCTGAGTGCATTGATTTTAGTGATTTGGGTAATTCTATCTTTGATCGCCCAAAACCTCTTGTTGATGCGACTTTGAGACGTGTTGCAAGAGGAATGAAAAAACTCGTACTTGATGCCAAAAAACCATACATCGTAAAAAATGCAGCACCATTTATTGGGCGTGACTTTAATACGAGTTTTGGTCATGCAATCTCCGAGCCATTAGGCACAACAACTGCTGGATATGGTGGACATAGTTCTCTAATCAGCCCAATCTTAGCTCCATTTTTAACAGAGTTTGCAAATGCATCACACCAACGGAATTGGGGCATTTTCGAGCCCTTAACAACGATATGCGCTCAAGTTAAGGGTGGTCATCATGCGTTAGTGGCACCAATGCTTGTACATGTAGGACATGGCGAAGGAACACCTGATAACCCACGATGGAGCCAAGGTTTTGACTGCATTAGTCAACCTTTAGGTACAGTAACAGCATCAGGTGCTCAACGTAACTTAGTTACAGCCTACATGATGCAGGCTAACGGTGGATTTAACGAAACGGCAGGTCACGATTTACGTGAACCGTTAACGACAATCACAAATAAAGGAAGCCAGCAGCAGTTAGTTACTGCCAAGTTGAGCAAAGATAACTATAAAGGCGCTCTTCGTGTAGCTGCATTTTTAATTAACTACTACGGCAATGGAGACGCAAGAAGTATCACTGAGCCAATGGATACGATCACTACTAAAGATCGTTTAGCCCTAGTTACTGTTTGGATCAAAGGTGAACCTTGGGCAATTGTTGATATCCGTATACGCATGCTTAAACCACGTGAACTTTTTAGAGCGCAGGGGTTTCCAGATTCATACGTAATTGAATACGGGAGCGATGGAAAGCCTCTATCTAAAAAAGATCAAGTCTTTATGGTTGGTAACTCCGTTTCTCCATATCCAATGGCTGCTATCGCCAGAGCAAATAATCCATTTATTACGCAACAAATTAAGGGGGCCGCATGAATTATTACCAACACCATATTGGTGACTTTAACAATGCGACTCGCCACCTCAGTTTAATTGAGCGTGCGATTTACCGCGACTTATTAGACATGTATTACGACACGGAGAAGGCGATTGATGCATCAAGCATTGATCGTCTAGCACGTCGTTTGCAATGTACTACCGAAGAGCAAAAAGAAGCTCTCAAATATGTACTTGATGAGTTTTTCATTCTTGAAGAAGGTGTTTATCGCAATAATCGTTGTGAACGAGAAATTGCTGAATACCACGGGAAAAAGAAACAAGCGAGTGAGGCTGGTAAAGCGTCTGCTGCAAAACGTGCAGCGAAAAAGAAAGGTTCGTCCAACAGTGGTTCATCAAAAGATGATCAATCGTCTAACGAAAATTCAACGGTCGTTGAAAATCCGTTAAACGAAGAACAAACGGGCGTGCAACCAACCAATAACCATAAACCATTAACCATTAACCAAGAACCAATTATTGATAGTAGTGGTAATACGCGTGGAGAAAATTCGCAATTAACTCCAATTCAATTTGCTCAGTATCAGATCGATGATCACAAGCGTTATTCAATGCGTGAATTCATTTCTGAATACAGCGAGTTTCAATACGATTTCATCTCACTTGCTCAACAAAGATTTGTTTCTGTACCTGAAATCGACTTGAAAACCATGATTCAAAATTTCGGTGACTGGTACTTTGCAAACGAATCAAGTTCGTTGAATACACCAAGCATCTGGTTGGTTAAGTGGTTCTCTTGGGTTCAAAACAACGAGAAACAAGTTGCTGCAAACCGCAAGAAACAAGAGCAAATCACTTCAACCGGTCAAAAACCACAAGAGTCGGGTTACTTCGCTAATCTTTTTGAAGAACAGAGCGAATCTCAAATCGTGGATGTAACCCCAGCAAAAAAGTTTCCAATGATTGAGGAGGTAGGTCATGCATGAGATTACCTTGAACGAAGTGCGTCAATTAATCGCTTCTCTTCGCACTGTTTACGCTGCTCAGTTCAATAAGCAATTTCCAGCAACAGGCGAAAGTGCAATTCCTCTGTCAGTAGTTGAGCAAATCGCACTTAAAACACTGGTTGGCGTTCAACAAAACCAATTTAACAACGCACTTGCTCGATTACTTACAGCAGGTGGACGTTTTATGCCGTCATTTGCTGAGTTTCGCACCTGGTGTATTGGTGAAAGTTGGATGTCTCCAGAGGAAGCTTGGTCACGTGCATGTAAGTTTACGACTGACAGTACCGTGGTTATTACACAAATTACAAAATATGCATTAGACGAAGTGATGTATTTGATCGAAGCCGGCCAAATGCGAGCAGCTCAAGATAATTTCTTCGGAACCTACAACGTGATGGTGGCTAAAGCTCAATTGAAAGGTCGTCAGCAAGAGTTTTACATACCGCCGCTACAACTAGAGCATAAAGAACCTGAACACGTTCCTGTGAGCAATGACGAGGCTCAGAAGCATCTCAAATCATTGATGGAAAGATTAAAAATCAATGGTCGTAAACCTGCACCAGTTCAAAAACTTGAGGCTAAGGAAAAAGAGCCTGAGCTTATAAAAGAGTTGGGCCCTGATCCTTTCGATAATCCACACGAATACGCAGAGATGTGCCGTCGGGAGGGTATGCCGATTCCTAGAAATATTCTTCAGCTAATTGATGGGGCGAATATATGAATAAATTCGAGATTTTAGCGTGGGGTTTACTCATTTCATTTTTTACAGCAGCTATTAGCGGTGCGGTGGTTTTGTGGTGGTTGGCAAGAAAGGAGACGTTTGAAGAATGAGTTCAATGAGCCTTGCAGATTACCGCGCAACATGTCCGAAAGCTCAAAAAGTTAAAAAGGGTCGAAACAAGTTTAATGCTTCGAAAATTAAATTGGATGGAATGACTTTTGACAGTACTAAAGAATACAAACGGTATATCGAGCTAAAGGCTCTACAACAACGAGGTGAAATTAAAGAATTGCAGCATCACACAAAATTTGAATTGGCACCGAAGACAAAATTAGAAGGGGAGAAACGAGCTAAACCAGCACTTAGATATTTTGC